TCACGGCGACCACCGACGACCAGACGGCGAACACTTGGGACCCGTTGCTCGAAATGCTGCGTGGCTCTCCCGCCGAGTCGGAGTACGGCCTCGACCCGATGGACAGCTTCGTTGCCCTGCGTCGCGGTCGCATCGAGAAACGAACATCCTCGGCGACCTCCGTCAAGGGTGCGAAGGCCGTTATGGCTGTTATGGATCAGACGGAGACGTGGTTGCCGTCGAACGGCGGCCCGAAGCTGGCGAAGACACTGCGTGCGAACGCGGATAAGCTCGGCGGTTTGACGATCGAGACCCCCAACGCCTACACGATCGGCGAACGCTCGGTCGCGGAGACGACAGCGCGATTCTACGAACTGATCAAGGCTGGCAAGGCCAAGCCGGAAGCGGCGCGGGGCCTGTACTACGACCACCGTGAGGCCCCGCTGGACACCGACATCTCGGACCGTGAATCGCTCATCAACGGTCTGCGCATCGCCTACGGAGACTCGGCAGGCGACCCCAGGGGATGCGCGATCCACGAGCCCGAGTGCGAACCCGGCTGGGTCGACATCGAGCGCATCGCGGATAGCTTCTGGCATCCGGATAACGACCCGGCGGACATGTGCGCCAACTTCCTCAACCAGATCAACAGCGCGTCCGACGCATGGCTCACGATGCCGGAGCTGCGAGCCATCGAAGACCACACGAAGCAGATCAGCTCCACCGAGCCGATCACGCTCGGCTTCGACGGCTCCGAAGGTAGGAAGATCGGGATCGCGGATGCCACGGTCCTGATCGGCTACTCGGTGACGCAACGGCACCTGTTCAAGGTTGGGATTTGGAGCCAGCCAGACGGCCCTGCAGGCGAGGGGTGG